GACTTCTGGGGCGCTCAGTCGATGATGCAGCCGCCGCAGCCTGAGGTGCCGATGGATCCACCCGCGGTCATCCTCGCGCCGCGAGACGGCGGAGCGCCGCGCGCCTACGGCCGCTAGTGAGGATGCCGTCCAGACCAGCTTCAAACAAAAAGACGACCTGACAGGAGAAAATAATGCGTCAAACCATTCCAGCACTTGCGGCCTTGATCGGCTTCGCCATCGCCGGTAGCGCGCCCGCGATGGCCTGCGGCTACACCCCCTGCGGTGCGCCGGTCTATGCCTATCCGCCGGTCGCGGCCTATCCCTATCAGGCGCCTTATGCTTGCGGTAGCTGCGGCTATGGCTACGGTTACACCTATGAGCGGCTGGCCGAGCCGGACACGCAATACTACTACGTCAACCAGGGGCCGACCTACACCGGCCCGGGCCGCTTCGCGCCGTATCCGACCTATCACGAGAGCGCGCTGATCGGTTATGCCTATCCGCGCCATCACTACTATCACGGAGCCGGCGTCCCTGGCCCCGCGGTCTATGCCCATGGTCGCCACGCCTATCGCTGGGGCCATTCGAGCTACTATCACGGCAGGCGCGTGCTGCGCCGCTATTACTGATCGCGTCTGATCTGAAACGAAAACGCCCGTTCGCAGGATGCGAGCGGGCGTTTTGCTTTAGCTCATGAGGCCAAGCCGGCTGGCGCCGACATAGAGCGCGAGCACAGCGGCGTTGGAGACGTTGAGGCTCTTGATCTCGCCGGGCATGTCGAGCCGGGCCACCACGCTGCAGGTCTCGCGCGTTAATTGCCGCAGGCCCTTGCCCTCGGCGCCGAGCACCAGCGCCAGCGGCTGGCGCAGCTCGATCGCGGCGATGTCGCGATCGCCGGCGCTGTCGAGGCCGACGGTCTGGAAGCCGCGCTCGTTCAGCCGGGTCAGCGCGCGGGCGAGATTCTGCACAGTGATCAGCGGCACCAGCTCAAGCGCGCCGGAGGCGGATTTCGCCAGCACGCCGGTCGCCTCCGGGCTATGGCGCCCGGTGGTCACGATCGCCTTCACCGCGAAGGCCGCGGCCGAGCGCAGGATGGCGCCGACATTGTGCGGATCGGTGATCTGGTCCAGCACCAGGATCATGCCTTCCGCCGCGAGCGTCTCGATGTCGGGCGAGGGCAGGGGATCGGCCTCCGCGAGCAGGCCCTGATGCACGGCATCGGGGCCGAGCCGCTGGTCGATCTGGCTCGGCCGGACGATCTCGGGCGTCACCCGGGCCTCGATCTGCTCTTCGGCGAGCCTGCGGGCGGCGTTTTCGGTCAGATAGAGCTTGCGGATCCGGCGTTTCGGATTGGCCAGCGCCAGCGTCACGGTGTGCCAGCCATAGAGAATCACCGGCCCGTCGCCGCCGGGATCGCGTTCCCAGGCGGGCCGCTGGCGGCCAAAGCCGCGGCTCTTGTCGAAGGATTTGCCGCCTCCACGCCGGAACGGGGGCTTTCGGTCACGCTCGCTCATGGAACGGCTTGTGTCACGGGCGGCGGATTCTGGCAATTTGCCGGTGCGAAAAACGGGAACGGGCGGGCAGAGGCGAGGAATTGGCTGGCGAGAAACAAGGAAAATTCCAATTGCCTTGGTTGACTTTGCCATCCCGGTTCGACCATAAACGCCCCGGCCGCGCAGCCCGCCAGACGGGCCCCGCGGCCTTGCCGTCTCCATGGCCTCTTCTGGTCCGAAAGCCGCCGTTTCGCGGTGGACCATCGACGTCGTGGCAGCCGGGGGAGTGTCCCGAGTGGCAAAGGGAGCTGACTGTAAATCAGCCGCCTCATGGCTTCGCAGGTTCGAGTCCTGCCTCCCCCACCATCCTAAAATCACTACATAAATTTTGATTTTGGGAAAGGCCTTTTGCGGTTTCCATGCGACATCGTGCGACACCGTGCGACACGCTCTGTTCTCGCCAGAAGTTCTCCTACTGTTCCAGCAAGCTGGCGCACCCGGTTCCGAGTATATTGCCGTCGAGTCGCCCGGTCCTTGGGACGGGGCGGATCAGCTATTTCTCGGCAGCCTGACGGCGACGAAACCATGGACAAGCTAGTCGATATCGCTCTCCCCCCTTGGGGGTCCAAGGGGCGCGTGAATCGCGCGGGCGAAGCTTTGCGCAAGCAAGGTCCGTTCGCCAGTGACGATGCCCTAACACTTGAGAATTGGCGCGCCTCTCACAATAGAGTCCTGAATACCTTTCAGGCGATCTTACGCAATCGCACGAAAGGAAAGGGCATCGTGGTAGCTCAGCGGCTTAAGCGTCGCGCGACGATCATAGATAAGCTGCACCGCGAGCCAAAGATGGAATTGGCGCGCATGGACGATGTAGCAGGATGCAGGCTTATCTTTTCGGACCCTGCAGCCCTGCGTGAATTCCGCTCGGTCTTCCTTGGGGCCAAGTTTGCCCATCGCCGCAAGAACGAAATTGACAAATACGATTATATCAAAACTCCGAAGCCATCAGGCTACCGGGGCGTTCATGACGTTTATGAATACAACGTATCTTCAAAGGAGGGTGCACGCTTCAAAGGGCTGATGCTGGAATTGCAGTACCGAACCAAAGCGCAGCATGCTTGGGCAACGGCGGTTGAAGTCGTTACCCAGATGACCGACTTTGAACCTAAGTTCAATCGAGGTGGCGAAGCCGGAATAATTTTCTTCAAGTTTGCGAGTGAGATCATCGCTAGGACGCAGGAGGGGATGACTTCCTGTTACCCAGAAATGACAGACCGCCAGGTTGTCAAAGGCTTCGAGATGGCAGATTCCGAAACCAATATGCTGCGGTTTCTGTACAGTCTTAACGTCCTGCATGATTATTCAGAGGGCGGTCATCTGGTCTTGCAATACGAAAGCGGTGGCGGCTTGAAAATTCACAGCTTCGATAAAGTATCCGCCGCAACAAAGGCGCTGTTCCAATTAGAAGAGGACTATCCAAAGGATAACGTCGTGCTGGTGCAGGCAGACACCTTTGAACAGATCCGAAGCGCCTACAGAAACTACTTCTCCGACGCGACCGAATTCCTGGTTGCGATTGAGGGCGGATGCATGAAGTTGAACGGAGCACTTCCCCATGCCAAAGAGTGAAGAGTCCAGCGAGAAAGAAGCCCAAGAGCGCTTTGAGGCCGCCCTTCGCGCGGGGACCGAGACGACACCAATTCAGACGGCCATCCCTTCTTTGTCCATGAACGCCACCAAACGGTCGATCGCGAGATCCGCTCCGGCGCGGTCGCGTGCCAGGTAGTTCTCGACGATGGTCTTGACCGACGCGTAGGTGTGGCCGGTGACATCGGCGATGCGCTGCAGGTCATTGCCAGCGCGATAGAGCAGGGTGACGCAGGTATCGCGCAGATCCTGGTCGCGCTTCGGATCCCACTCGCCCAGCGCGTTACGGCCGAGCGACGGGCAGGGCGGGATCGTCCAGAGGATGTTGTCGCTCTAAGACACGACCTGGTCGCGGGTGCGCTCGCCGCGCTTGATCGCATCGCCGACGGTCTCGCCCTCGATCCAGCCATGAATGGCGATGGTGCGCACATCGTCGAAGCGGTGGCGATAGGCGTTGGTCTCGTAGGGCGCGCAGGTGCTCTCGTCGACGACGATGGTGTTCGGGCGCTCGCGCACGCCGGTCTTGACCATCAGCTCGGTGACGCGCCGGCGCGCATCGTCGAGCCGCGCCAGCAGCGCCGGCGCCTCCTTGATCTCGACGATCATGTTGGTCTTGCGCTGACGGAAGCGGCGCCGGCCATCGATGATGCCGTCATCGCCGATGGTGAGCCGATCGTTCTGGCGCTGGCCGGTGAACAGGCCGAGCATGACGGCGTCGCCGATCGACGCCCGCCCCATCGCGTCCGCCGCGCGCACCAGAGCTGTCAACTCGTGCACCTCGATCAGCACGCAGCGGCCGTCCGGTCGCGGCAGTTTCAACTGGTGTCTCGGATTGAGGCCGAGCCGCCAGACCGTCGAGCTCTGGCCCCAAGTCCATGCAGCGGAAAAGGCGGCGATAACGTGCAGCGCCATGTGCCAACCCCTGACGTCTCGCACATATTCGAAATGCGCCTTCAGCTCCGGCGTACCGATCGCGGCGATCGGCTTCCCGACGAATGGCTCCTTGCGCCGCGTGTCCGGGACGCGGCCGGCGGGCGCGCCGGCGCGGGCGCGCTCGCGGCGGGCTTTGGCCTCCTGGCGCGTCTCGGGCCGCCAGCGCAGCGCCTCGACGTCCTTGCGGTAACTGTCGATCGTGTTCTCCGCCATCGCGCGCTCGCCACGTTTCAGCGCTTTGGCCCTGTCGGACTCGAGTGCTTGCAGCCAATCGTCCAGCAGGGCCTCGACGCTGCGGGCCTGTGAGCCCTGCGGAATGGTGGCTAGCTTACGACTGCCGGTTTTACGCGCGCGGACGATCTCGCCATAAACGCCGCTGCGGCCGTCGGGTCCATAGAGCCAGGCCGAGACCTCCTCGAAGCTGAACCAGTCACCACCTCCGGGATGGCGCAGATCGCATCCGGGAAAGCCGAGTTCGATCTCGCGGCCGGAGGGGTGGAAGCGTGGCCGGCAGCTGCCATCAGCCTGCGGGCGCCACTTGATGAAGGGCAGCTTGGGCATCGACATCGGGCTGGATCATCCGGTGCGGACGGAGGAGGACGCTAGCAGGGCTGCTGCCGCGGCAACTGTCAAGCCGGCTGACCGCGCCTGGCCTGGTAATAGGCGTGCAGGTCCGCCTGATGCTCCTCGATCGAACCAGGCACAGGCGGCGGCGCCGCGTCGTTGGCGGCAGCCGTATTCGGCCGCGCTGGGTGATGGCGCGTCAGCCACGCATCGAAGCCAGTCCGCTCCCAACGCAGCGGCCGCTCCGAGATCGGCTGCGGCAAGCGCTCGCGGGCGTGCCAGCGTGCGCGCGTGCGGTAAAGCGTATCGAGCGAGATCCCGAGCGCCTCGCAAACATCGCCGGCTGTGTAGGGCCTCCTGATCGTCTGAGACATCGGTCATGCCCCCCGGACGTTCTCGGCGGCGACCCGAATGACCGCAGCGATGGCGGGGCTATCCTCCTGGACGGCGGCCGCGACGCGCGTCAGCACCTGATCGAAATCATCAGGCGCATTGTCGTTCGAGCTGAAGGTGCGCTGGATGAAGATGTCTGCAAGCGCGCGGGCGAGTCTCTCCGACGTGAAGGGGCGCCAGGCGGCTACGATCGCGGCGTGAACGAGCGGAATGGCGCCGGCGTCCTTCATGTCGCCGCCTCGAGCGCCATGTTATCTGCCGACGACGTCCTACGAACCTGCAGTAGCTGCGGCGCATGGCCGATGGCGTTAAGTCGCCAGGAGTATCCGCTCAGGTTCCAATGCCCGCGCTGCTGGGCGGCGGAAGGACCAGATACGAGGCGCGTTGAACCGGTGCTCCGGCGAGACTGGTCGTCCACCGTTGGACCCGCGCGATGAAGGGTTGGATCTTTGGATGAACGGCCCCAGCTGGCTGTCGTATGCATCGATGACTGCGGCGCTGACAGCGTGCGTTCGCGCGACTCGCGCTGCTACTTTTCTTGAGCCTTTCTCCCTAGACTTGCGGCCGTCAGCGGCACGCAGGCGGCTCGATCTTTGACCATGGCGCTCATCAAGACCCTCGCACCATTGGTGCCGAAGTGCGACAGCCGGACGGTGCGGGCCGAGCCTAAACGAGCCGACCCGTTCTATCACGAGCCACGTCACAAACAGTTCAGGGGGATGGTGCTCGCGCGTGCCGGCTACCGCTGCGAGGCGCTGGATGCTCAGGGCAACAGGTGCACCAAGGCTGCACCGGAGCACAGGCTGTTCGCCGACCATATTGACGAGCGCAAGGACGGCGGTGAGTTCTACGACCCGGCCAATGGCCAGTGCCTCTGCGGCTCGCACCACACTTCTAAGACGATGCGCGAGCGCGCGCGGCGCCACGGACTGATTGGAGGGGTGGGGGGCTAAGTTTCAAACGCCCTTGCCCCGCTCCAACCGCATGGGTCCTCATTCAGGGATTTTTTTCTCATGGCCGAAGTTTTTGACCTCTTCGGCGACCCGGTGCCGGCCAATTGGGGCGGGCGCGGTCGGCCCGAACATATCCCGACGCAGCAAAACCGGAATCGTGTCAGCATGTTAGTCGCGCTCGGCTGGAGCAATCCGCGGATCGCGGCTGCGCTCTACGTCACTTTGCCGACCTTGCGGAAGCATTATTTTTCCGAGCTCAAGTTTCGGGCCGTCGCGCGCGATCGTCTCGAAGCCGGCATCGCGATGAAGCTGTGGGAAGGCGTGCAGGCCGGCAGCGTCCCCGCCATCAAGGAGTTCCGATCGTTCATGGATCGCAACGATCGCATGGAGATCGAACGATCGATGGGGGCCAATCCCGCTGCTGGCGAAAACGGCGCCCGCCCTGATCGGGTCGGCAAGAAAGTCGCCGACCGGCAGCGCGCGATCGATGCCGACGCGGACCTGATGGCCGAGCTCGAGCACGAAGTATCGCAGAATGCTGCGGTCCACTGAGGGATTTCCGCGTTTCGCCTGTCCAGACTGGTGGGAGAGAATCCAGGCGGGATTGACGCCAATGGCTGCCGTGCCGCTCAACGAGAAGCGGGCCGCGAAGGCACTGGCGTTCTTCAACCGGCTGAAGCTGCCAGACGTCGCCGGCAACCCTCCACTGTCAAAAGCCTGCGGCGATTGGTTCCGTGACATCCTTTGCGCCTTCCTCGCGAGCGAGGATCCGGGGACCAAGCGTCGGCTCGTCTGGGAGCTGCTCTGCATGGTCCCGAAGAAGAACTCGAAGACGACCTATGTCGCGGCTCTTGGCCTCACCGCGCTGTACATGGAAGAGACGCCCAATCGGCAGATGCTGATCGTGGCGCCGAGCCAGAATATCTCCGAGCGCTGCTTCAACCAGGCGCAAGGCATGATCCGCCTGGACTCCCGCCTCGATGCAATCTTCAAGGTGCAGGACCACCTCAAGTGCATCACGCGCCGCAAGACGGATACCACGCTCGACGTCAAGAGTTTCGACACCTCGATCGTGACGGGCGAGATCCCCGTGCTGACGATCATCGACGAGCTGCACGAAATCGGCAAGAAGGCGAAGGCCGCGGCGGTGATGCAGCAGATCCGTGGTGGCGGCATCACGATACAGGGCGGCCAGGTCTTGATGATCACGACCCAATCGGATGAGCAGCCGACCGGAATCTGGAAGACAGAGTTGACCAAGGCGCGGAACATCCGCGACGGCAAGGGCGGGCCGGCGCCGATCCTGCTGCCGGTTCTCTACGAGTTTCCGCTCGATCTGCAGCGCAACCAGGTCTACTGGCGCGACAAGCGAAATTGGCCGCTGCTGTTGCCGAACATTGGCCGATCGATTGATCCGCAGCGCCTGATCGAGGATTACGAGAACAACGGCAAGGTCAACAAGGAAGCCGAGACCATCTGGGTCTCGCAGCATCTCAATATCGAGATCGGCACCGGACTGAAGACCGATGCGTGGGCCGGAGCGGAATTCTGGGGCGGTTCGGAGGATGAGACGGTCACATTCGAGACCCTGCTTGAGGTCTGCGACGTGATCGTGTTCGGTCTCGACGGTGGTGGCCTTGATGACCTCTATGGCTGTGGCGCGATCGGCCGTCACAGGGTGACGAAAGAGTGGCTCGCCTGGGCGAGAGCCCTGGTGCCATGAAAGCGTGCTGGAGCGACGTCAGTCGATCGCTTCTCGGCTGCTGGACTTCAAGGCTGCAGGCGAACTCACGATTTGCAAGCATGCCGGCGAGGACGTTGCCGAGATCATCGAGCTAATCAAGCTCGTAAAGGATCTCGGCCTGCTCGCGGCGGTGTCGGTTGATCCGGCTGGACTTGGCGAGATGGTCGAGGCACTCGACGCGATCGGCATCACCGTCGAAAACGAGATGCTGATCGGCGCGCCGCAGGGCTTCGGTATGATGACCGCGATCAAGACTGCCGAGCGGCGTCTTGAGAACGGTTGCGTTGCGAAGGAGCAGCGCAAGCACGAGATGTCCATGCGGCATGCGAAGTCGTCGCTGATGGACTGGTGCGTCGGCAACGTCAAGATCGAGCCGACCGCGACCGCTATTCGCGCCACAAAGCAGAACGCCGGCGAGGCCAAGATCGACCCGTGGGCGGCAATCATGAACGCGGTTGCGGTGATGGTGCGCAACCCTGAGGCGCGCGGTGGAAAATCCGGCTGGAATACCGACGACCTCGATGCGCTGATGGCCAAGATCGATGCCGCGGCCGAGGCCATGTAAACGGGAGATGCCGACAGTGGCAAGCAGGTGGTCCATGGCATCGGCAGGCCTGCGTAAGGGAGCGCGTGCGTTCGCTCGCGCGCTGCCACATGTGGTGCTGGACGTTTGCGGCTTCGCCGGCGCCGGCGCGATCGTCTATGGCGCCTGGCTGATCTACGTGCCGGCCGGCTTCCTGGTCGGCGGCGGCCTTCTGATGGCGCTTTCGATCCTGTTCGGCCGCCGACTCGAGGCGCGGGAATGAGCCTGTTCGGTTCGCTGGCGCGCGAGGTCAAAGGCGTCAACGGTCTGACCTGGGGCGAGATCAACGATCTCTGGTCAGGCCTGTTCGGTGGCTATCAGTCGCGCTCCGGTCCCGCGATCAACTGGAAGACGGCGCTTCAGACCACGACCTTTCTCGCCTGCGTGCGACGCATCGCCGAGGCAGTTTCGACCGTCCCGACCAAGGTCTATCAGAAGCCGCGTGGGGCCAAGCGCCAGGAGGCCTACGACCATCCGCTCTACGACCGGCTCAACGACGAGCCGAACGAGTGGCAGGATCCGCTGCAATTCAAGGAGACGATGGCCGTCCATTGTGCGGTCACCAACAATGCATATGCCTTCAAGAACATGGTGCGTGGCAAGCTGGTCGAGCTGATCCCGATCGTGCCGACCCATGTGCAGCCGAAATGGACGCCGGACCGGACGCCATACTACCTGGTGACCGCACCGGACGGCACACAGGAGACGTTCGCGCCGCAAGAGATCCTGCATATTCGCGGGCTTTCGTGGGACGGGCTGAACGGCCTCGATGCGGTGAAGCTGCTGCAGGAGCCGCTCGGCCTTGCTCTGGCGACCGAGCAGACGCACGCGATGTTGCATGCGCATGGTGCGCGGCCGAGCGGCATCATCTCCGTCAACAAGGGCCTGGACGAAAAGGAGCTTGTCCGCCTCGCAGCCTGGGTCAAGAAGCATTACGGCGGCCTCGACAATGTCAGCCGCGTGATGATCCTGGACAACGATGCCAAGTTCACACCCTTCGACATGAAGGGCGTGGACATGCAGCACATCCAGCTGCGCAACCTCGAGGCCGAGCGCATATGTCATGGCATGGGCGTGCTGCCTATCGTCATCGGGTACCCGGCCGAGATGGCGGCTCGCGCCGCGGCCGAGACACTGATCGCGATGCACCTGGTGCATACGATCAGGCCCTGGCATCGCCGCTTCGAGGCTGCCTTCGACCGCCAGTGCTTGACCCGCACCGAGCGGGCTCAGGGCTACTACACCAAGTTCATCGATGGCGAGTTCCTGCGCGCCACCGCGAAGGATCGCGCCGAGTACAATAAGGTCGCTCTCGGGGGCGCCGGTAATCCCGGCTGGGCCACCATCAACGATGTCCGCGACTGGGACGACATGGACGAATACGACGGCGGCGATCACATCTACGCGCCGATCAATTGTGGGCCGATCGGGACGGACGGTATTCCACGGGTGGGTCAAGCGACCCCGGCGTCATCGAACGACAGTCCCGAAGCGTGATTAGGCTCGGCGCGTTCCAGCTGGGCTTATCGAGTGTTCCGGACATCGTCCCTGCGTCTCTCGACCTCCTCTGCGTCCTTGTCGTCGATCTCCATCAGATCATCGCGGCCATTGGCCTTCAGCAGTTCGTCGAGCTTGGCATGTATGGCCTGCGTGTCCCGGTGCTCGGCACGTTGAATCACCAGTGTCATGCCCCAGGTCGCGAGCGTCGCAAACGAATGCCATTCCAGCCCGTTACCCAGAGTGATCCAGGCGATCCCGTAAAGGACGAAGACGACGAATGCAGTTGGCCGTGCGGTCGCGACGCCGAGCGAGGTCAGCCAGCCGGTGAGCTTGGAAGAAGGCATAGTTCGGCAACGTCACGATGGGCACAGGGTTCCCAGTGCTCTGGAAAGCAAAGCGATGTCTGATATTCACCTTAGGCCGGCCAGGCTCAAATCGGCTGCGGGCGCTAGCCGTCTCTCCGTCAGTTTCCAATACAAATTCGTGGAGGATGGCGGCCCTGCCGGCACCTTCGAAGGCTACGGCTCGGTCTTCAACAATGAGGACGATGGCGGTGACCTGATCATGCCCGGTGCCTTTACCGGCGTGCTGCAGCGCCATCAGGCAAAGGCGACGATGCCGAAGATGCTGCTCAACCATGGCAGCATGGGCGGCTTCTTCAGCTCTGACCCGATGGCTGACATGCCGATCGGTGCCTGGAGCACGATGAGCGAGGACACGCATGGCCTGCAATGCAAGGGCCGGCTGATCAATCTCGACACTGAGAGCGGCAAGCGCATCTATGGTGCCATGAAGGAGAAGACGCTCGACGGACTGTCGATCGGCTATCGAGTCGGCGAGTTTACGCGCGGCAGCAAGCCGAACGAGCCGCGGCGCACCATCAAGTCGATCAAGGATCTGCCGGAGGTGTCGCTGGTCACGTTTCCGATGAACGACCTGGCGCGCACAGGTGCTGTGAAGGCGTCCGACATTCGCACGGTCCGTGATTTCGAGGACTTTCTACGCGAGATCGGCGGCTTCTCGCATGCGGCAGCCAAGTCGATCGCAGCGCGCGGCTTCAAGTCCGCCGAAACCGAGCCGCTTGGACTACAGGCGCTTGCCACTTCCCTCCGCGATCTTCGACGCGCGATCTAGAACGTTCACTGATTACCGTCAGGAACGAACCGGAGGGCAAAAGCTCCCGGCTCAATAAGTCGGCCGCTTGATGCTCGAAAGCGGACCCATGATACTCTTGTCCAGCATTGTCGTTCATGACCCATCCGGACCTTGCGGCTTGGGCCGGGTATGTCCGCTCATGGGGCATGACCGGAAGTCAGCAATCAGAGGGCCAATAGGCCGCTTGTGACCCAGAACCGACGTCGTTCAGTGGCTGGCGGCAGGTAAGATGTATCCGTCCAACAAGCCCAATTCGGGCGCAACCATGTTTTTGGATTCTATGGACGCGTTGAAGACAACGACCATGTCAAGCGCGGGAATGATGATGGTTTTTACGTAGACCTTGAGAAGCCGATGTCGTCGTCGATCACCGCGCCCGGCCCAACGGGAACTTTTCCGGGTCTTGGCTGATTGAGATTGTGGAAGACGACCTTGTCGCGCCACACCTTGCGGAGAAAATCCGCGAACACGTCGATTGTCAATTGCTCGCCTGGACAGCGTCGATAGCCGAAGCCGAACGGAGCGAACCCGGCATAATCGCAGACCGGTGCCGGCTTCCCTTCCGACACGGCGAACACTGTACCGAAGCCGCTGTTGGTGATGCCGGTTTTCCGTCCATCACTGACCGGAAGCGTTGTTATGTCAAAGGGGCAACGCGGCAGACCGATCTGCTTGCATTTCGCCTCATCGATCTGGGCGCTGGTCGGCACGCTCAAGTACCGCTGGGGGTCGAACCGCTCAGGCTCATTCCATAGCCGCGAGTCGAAGCTCGTGTCGGTATGGGGCGTATTCATGTAGGAGTGCCGCTCGTAGGGCACGCCGAACTGGGCGAATGGAGAGCCGCCGTAGAAGGACGAGGCACGCGTGTCCGCAATCGCTGAAATGCTGCCGCCGTTCGGCGAGATGGTGCGGAAGAGCTCCATCACCAGAAGTTCAAGGGGCGTGTAGGGCGCTCCGCTCGCATTGTCGGAGTCCCCGCTCATTGTCTTTTGGAAGGCCGCCCGCACCGCTTGGTCCCCTCCATTCTGGTTCAGGCGCGTCATGATGCCAAAGATGGAATTGCCCCATTGGCTCAGCGCTACGAAATTGTGGAAGCACTCAAAGACAACATCCTTCTTGGCGAAATACTTACCGTCGCCCGCATTCTTGAGCCAGTAATAAGCGATTGTCTTGTCGGGATCGGAAACCCTTCCGTTCGCGATGTCGTCCAGCCTCGCATCAATCCATTTCGCAAGGAACGGCCGAAGCGCCCTCACGGTCATATAGTTTTCGTAAACGATCTCCTGCAATGGATTACGAAAGGCGAGCACCGTGTTGAAGGCCTCCCCGATCGCCCGGACTTGAGGCGGTACTGCGTCGCCCTTCACGCCGAGGTGCAGATCCCAATAGATATCCCAAAAATAGTCGAGGTAGTGGCGCATGAAAGGCTTGTCGGCGTGCTTAGGGTCGAGAAGCCTGTCGAAGAATGCGACGACCTTGGCCTTATACTTCGGGGTATAAAGGTCGGGAGTGACGCCGGTGAAATAGATGCGTTTGCGCAGGTTATTGGCGCCGCGATTCTCTAGCCCCTCGAGGAAAACTGTCACGCCATCCGAAGGGGTCGGCTTCCACTCTTCGTAAAGCATCCCCCAAAAGTCCCAAGGGATTGCGTCCTGTTTGGTGAGAGGCAGGTCGATCATGGGGAGGATCGGCCGCTCGCCGGCAAAGATGCTGCCGAGAAAGAACGGGACCACCGCGTTGTCGACGTAGTCGCGGTTGAAGTGGCTTGGGATCGTTGCGCGGAATTTCGCCAAGGCCGCGGAGAGGTCAGGAGCCTGAGCTGCAGCAGGCGCCTGAGTGGAGAGCCCACTTGCAACAAGAGCGGCGGCGCCCGAGAGGAGCGTTCGCCTTTCTATGGAAAACGGAGCTTCTAGGGATTTTGAATCTGCCAAGGTGCCGTCTTCGAGCGGTTGATGCTGAGGCAAGGCGTTAACTCCCTGGTGGCAACTCCTCGCGTGGGTATGACGGTTCTTTACAGACTGGCGCATCCGGAACGAGGCGGCATGAAGATGTCGATTCAATCGGTTTTCGGAAGGTGCGGACATCAGCAAAAACCCTGGGCTGCCTGCGATGAAGTACCGTGGCTTGAGACATGCGGCACCGCCCAGGTCGGCTTGTGGCCCGAAGTTGCTGATGGCCGAGGGGCAGAGCATGTCTGCTCTGCCCTTGTGATTCAGACATCAACTTGTTCGGCAATCGCGAGCGCGTCGTCCACCTCGATGCCGAGATAGCGTACCGTGCTTTCGATCTTGTGTGGCCGAGCAGGAGCTGCACTGCTCGTAAATTCCCGGTGCGCCGGTAGATCAGCGTGGCCTTGGTCCGGCGTAGGGAGTGGGTGCCATACACCCTTGGGTCAAGCCCGATGCTTGCCACCCAGACGGCGAGCAAGCGAGCATGCCAATTGAGGCTCCCGGAAAGTGTGACTGGCCCGAATGAGCCAGGTGCGGCTTGTGCCCGACGAACTGATCGAACACGCCGCAATTTGTTGCGATGCATGCGTCCGGGAGTGGCCCAAAGCGGCGGACCCGGTATGTCCGCTCGATGTCTGGTCTTTGGGGGGAAGCGGACTCGATGTGCTCAACCTGAGTTCTTCCGTGCGTGACCCGTAGCGGGCGTGCGACGTTGAACGCTGAGCTTTAGTGCGGTAAGTTGTTGCTGAGCCCTTGGGGAAAGCCGTCGAGTTTTCGGACCGAGCCCATGACACAGTGTGACCGCCCTGTCCTCATCGAGAAATACCCAAACCGCCGTCTTTTCAATACCGGCACCGGCACTTTTGTGACGCTAGATGATCTGGCGGCCATGGAGAAGCGAGGCAAGAGCTTTCTCGTCCACGATGCTAAGACAGGCGCGGACATCACCCGTGCAGTACTGGCGCAGATCGCTTTCGTAGAGGAAAACTTCCGCTCCGCGCGATTACGCTAAAGCCGTCGTGTCGCCCTTTGGCCCGAAGCTGCTGATGGCCGAGGGGCAGAGCATGTCTGCTCTGCCCCGGTGATTCAGACATCAACTTGTTCGGCAATCGCGAGCGCGTCGTCCACCTCGATGCCGAGATAGCGTACCGTGCTTTCGATCTTGGTGTGGCCGAGCAGGAGCTGCACTGCTCGTAAATTCCCGGTGCGCCGGTAGATCAGCGTGGCCTTGGTCCGGCGTAGGGAGTGGGTGCCATACACCCTCGGGTCAAGCCCGATGCTTGCTACCCAGAGGGCGAGCAGGCGAGCATATTGGCGGGTGCTCATTGGCCGATCGCCCCCTCGGCGCCCAGTAAACAAATGCTCGCCTGGCCTCTTGCCGACCTCCTTCAAAAAATCGTCAACGGCTTGCCGGGTTTGATCCGTCAGCTCGAACTTGACCGGCCTCCTCGTTTTCTTCTGCCGGACGCTCGCACGGTCGACCGCATAGCCATTCGGAGCGACATCTTCGACCCTCAAGGCAACGATGTCGCAACCGCGCAACTTGCTGTCGATCGCAAGATTGAAAAGGGCAAGGTCGCGGGTCCGTCTTTCGATCAGGAGCCGAGTACGGATCGA